GGGCTGGCCGAGCAGAACGGCAAACTGGGAACCGCTACCAAGACGGTCACAGGGGACATCAGCACGGCTCGCCAGGCATTCATCGACCAGGCCGTGGCGATGGGGATGCCCAAGAAGGCGGCCGCGGAGCTGGCGACGCAGTCGGGGTTGACTGCCGGTCGGGTCAAGGAGATCACCAACAAGCTGGTCGAGCTCGGTCAGCAGAACCCCAAGCCCAAGGTCACGGTCCTCGGTATCCCGGCAGGCCTGTCCGCAGTTGA